AAAAAGATAAACCGTGTTCCACTTCTTCCAGGGAGAGCCGTTGTCGCCAGACACCCGGCAAACCGCCCAGTTGCGCCAAAAAAGTCAAAAAGGGCCGCGAACCCAAACAAAGGTAAATTTTTAGTTGCTTTAAAATTTAAACTTAGAAATACACGTAATAATAGAATAAATGAAAATGAATACTTATCCACAGCTAATAAAAAAGCTATTAAATCTGCCAAAGCGCCAACAAACAAAGAATTTTCCAACTATATGGGTAACAAGAATAGATACACAACATACCTTGAAAATCTCTATGGTTATGCCAACTATGGTGAAATCCCAAAAGTAATAAGCTACAAAAATGGAAAGGTAAGTTACATTATTGATCCAAATATTAAAAATTTCAATGGTAAACCAATGTTTCAAACTGCTAAAGCTATTAAAAATAATTTAAAAAGCCACAGAATGGGTCTCGCCAATGGTACTTGGGCCGCAGGACCAGGTAGTCACGGTGTTTTCCCCGTGAAACTTCCCAATGGGACAAATGCGGAACTTGGTGTTGTTAATTACAATAAAATAAATGTTAAAAGACTTTAAATTCCCCATTCAAAAAATTTCCGACGAAAAAATCTTCAGTACATAAAAAACAATAGAATGGTAGAAAACAATCCAACAAATTATCTTAATATGAGTAAGCGTCGTATTTACCAAGGTGATAAAGGTGGGTATTTCGTGCGTCGTAATTATGATGGTAAAAAACTTTACTCCCCAAAAGCAGCTTACCGCAAAGTTGGTGGCAACGGTGACGAAACCAAATTGAAACCCAAAAACCGTAATTCTGTACCAGTTAAACTGCGTTGTGCCGTTTGTAAAAATGCTGGGGTTGTCAAAGGCAAAGCGAAAAAGATAAACCGTGTTCCACTTCTTCCAGGGAGAGCCGTTGTCGTCAGACACCCGGCAAACCGCCCAGTGAATTTCGGTAAAGTCAACGCTAATGTAATTAGAAAAGCGAAATTTTTGAATATTTCAGAATTTGTAGATCCTAATTACAACGGGTTTACTAATGAAAATAAGTTAGAAAACTTCATGAAGTTTGAAGCAAAAGACTTCATAAAAAAGCATAAACTTAAAAATGGAGACATTGTTTTTACTGGTAGTGGATTCGAAGGTCGTCAAGAGTATGGTTTCGGCATGATTAAGAACGGAGTTATTATGTCCGGTCATGAAGGAATTTATGGCATGGGCCCGAACCTTGGTGTTAATGCTATGGCTAAAAATTATAAGCTTGAAAACATTGATTATTCAAATGCCAAAAGAAACATACTTAATTTTGGCGAAAATCATTATATGTTTGGTTCTTTCTGATAAGTAAAGATTCACGCAGCAGAAGGAACTTTAATAAAATTTTCGTAACTCCTTATTGTTTTATCATATGTATCATTGTTTTTATATAATACAAGAAATTTATAAATTTTATTAATAAATGTATTCAAATTATTAACACTTGTAAATTTTAAATTTATATAAGAACGCACATCTCCAACAACAATTTCGTTATTAGGATTAATATATCCTAAAATTCTAATTGTCAAATTTACCCCACCTCTCCGATAAAACTTCATTATATATTCATATTTAAGATTTTCGTCATTTGAAAAAATAATTTTATCTTTTGTAATTTGAATTGTATTAATATTTTGTTTATGTACATATTTGTTTTTTGATTTATATGAACAATGTATAAGATTGAATTCTGTACATTGTTCATATCCAATTGTTTTTAATTCTGAATACTTAATTTCTTTTTTTTTTAAAAAAAATGACAGACACATTTTTGTGTTATATATACTCAACGCGTTATTTCTTTATTTAGCTTTAACAAATGGATTAAACACTAACGGCATTTTTGCATCACAAAAAGCTGACCCAGCTGCATTTGAACGCCGTTTAAAACCTTTCAGACATGGTTTTACACATGTACACCCTATTTTTGTTTTTAATTTTCTATGGTATCCTTTCTTACAAGATGACTTCTTACATCCGCCTAATCTCATTTTAACATATGCTTTTGTACCTTGAATACACGATCTAAATCCAGAATTTTTTGAACCTTTTGGACAGTACCCCTTTAGATTAGCATAAGCAAACCATACAAAATAAATGAAGCATAGTAATAGAAATAACATCACAATCATCATCATCGTTATAATTATAATATAATATATATTATTATTATTTTGAAAAAATACGAAATATCTTTGCACGGAAATTTTTTACCTTCATCGTCTGTTTTTTCCAAAATTGTTTTTTGTCTGTATTATAATGTTCCCATAGCTCAACACACGTGTCATCTTTATCATAAGTTTCTGGTATTTCGTAAGTAAAATCAAATTTTAAATTTTTAAAATTTTCATCAATATGACATGCTATATCGGTATTTATGTCAATAATATCATCTCCCTTTTCGATCCATAAGTGCCAACAATATCCACCCCCTTCTGGTGATATAAATCCTTGTTTTAATTCACAATCTGTGAAACCTTTGTGAATCAATAACTCATGAAGTAAAATTGGTGGGAGAATCCCAGTATTGTCAAGTTTATTCAAACGCAAAAGAAGAAATAATTTACTTTTAATTTCTACAATATTCATAATTTTATTTTAAATTAATTTTTTTTTTTAATACGTCTTGGGAAAAATACGTGTATGACCTTCACATAAGGTAACCCCTTCACTTCACTTTTTTTTCATCTCAAACAATGCCCACTATCTCCAATGACACCATCCGCGCAATCTACAACCTCTGTGGAGACCCTCATTTCCCGGTTGAAGAGTACTGCATTGGGTGCGAGCATTGTGAATACTATGGATTTCCTTGCGCCAACTGTGCTGCCTACGTTTTCGGATACCAATTGGGATTTGGAGAAAGGGGAGAAGCCGATTCTGGAGAAAATAGTGATACAAAGGTAGGAACACCTTCACGTACGGACGAGGAACCTACACCTATGGCAATGGATTGCGAATCTTGCGAATCTGTGACATCCCCGTGTGACGACATTGATCCTGAATCTCCATTGGGTCTTATTCTTCAGGCCTCTATGCGGTAAAGCTGCCTTCAACAACTAAAAAAAAATATTCAATTAAATTAAAAAAAAAATGCCAAGACTTAAATCAGGTGAATATATTAACAATGCTGGATATGTATTTTTAACTAATACCCCCACGACCCCATATAATAATACAGGGGGCGGTAGAATGGGAAGTGTAGTACTTCCAATTCGTAATTTTCAGAAATTTAAAAAGACTGGACATAGAACAAACGCAATAAATGGAGCTTTGCACGGTGGTAAAAATGATATGGGAAACCCTAAACAATTATATTTCAAGATGAAAAACAATTATAACACACCCGGTTCGGGTGTATATTTTTTAAACAAAAATACACCGCTACCGCATAACGCTATAAAAAATGTAATTAATGCAGAACATAGACTAAGAATTATTGATAAAGAAAGAGCTCAATTACGGGGTCTTAATTTAAGAGACCATGACTATCCAATTAGAGCTATAATATCTTACAAAGAGACTCCCTGGTATACGAATAGGCGAATGCCAGGAACTCTGACAAATAAACCATTAGGACAAGGAAGAAATTTTGTATATAGAACAGGTGGAATAATGGGTAGATTTAAAAAAGGTGGTAAAATTCCAAAAGCCGGTCTTTACAAACTCCATAAAGGTGAAGTGGTTGTCCCTGCTCACCGCGTCAAAACAGTTGACAAGGCTTTGAAAAATTCTGGGCGCAAACCACTCAAAAAAGTATGTAAAAACTGTGTGTTGACTAAGAACCGCAAGGTTTCTAAAAAATAAAAAATTTTCATTAAAAATTACTACATTTTCCTGTTTTGTTGATGGCGATAGCTGCTGGACTCGAGTTCCTTTTATTTACCAGTTTTCATATGAGTGGGCATTTTACCTGTAAAAGGATTAAAAATGTTTTCTCCTCGACCAATAGCTGCACGGGCTTCTTGAATCTCCGTATACACCAATTCTAAATGTGCATAATATTCTTTTAAAAAATCACCAACTTTAACAAGTCCTTTTTCTTTCCACACCAAAGTTATGCTATCATGATTCGGTGATTGGAATTTTTCAATCCAAATTATAAGTTTTGACTGTATGTCCCAACCAATTTCACCTTCCAGATCGTTTTTTATTTCTTGGTGAATGTCTCCCCGATTAGGAACAAACGAACAAAGTTTATCTATGATTTCATTCAGTAAATTGCGTAAATAATCATACGATTCTGGTCCATCTTCATTCAATATATCAAAAAAAGCATTCTTAAATTGTTCTTCTATCTGTTTTTCCATTTTTTTTTTTTATTTTAAATCTATTTCTCTAACTCCGTATTCCGTGTTGAGTTTTTTTTGTAAATTGTGAGCTCTAATTAATGCTTTCCCTCTGGAAAATGTATATTTACTCGAGGGTTTAATGAGGTTGTCATAAAAATCACAATCACACGAGTCAACGTAAAAAACATAATACTTATTTATTTTGTTTAGAACTACAATAATATTGTCGCGGCTCATTTTGTCTATGTGAAGTCCAACTATCTAAAATGTGTTTTTTTTTTAATGTTCTTTTTTTTATATACTGTTTGTTAAATACATATTTATCGTTCAGAAAACATTTTTCGGTACATTTACACCAAAAAGTGGGTTTTTTGTCCGTATATCCGAAAACCTTACGATTATATAACTTACAAGTGTGTTGCAATACTTTATTCATTTATTATCTAAGTCATTTATTTGTTTAACTGGTTTTTTAATTTTATTAATAAATTCCATATCTTTGGGAGAAGGATACGAATTATTACACCGAGGTTTGGATTTCAAAAAAACAGGAATGGGTATTGATTGGGCTTCCATTTTTTTTTTTTTTGTTATTTAATATAAAAATTTTTTTTTTAAGAGGAAGAAATTTTTGAAGAAAAGCCCGAGTGTAAATTTACTTAAAAAAAAAATTATATTAAATAACAAAATGGATGTTCTTGACAAAATTAATCTTTCGTGTCGGTTAGCATTATCGACAGTTTTATCAATTGGTGGTCTTATTTTTCCCGAATCTATTTTTGAATATTATACCGTGTACAATATTAAAAAAATAAATAAATTATTAAACATAAACAATGGAAGCCATCAGTCAGGTAGTATCAGCGTTCACAACGAAGTTCAATCCGAAGGACAAGGATCATGTGTTATGGCTGAAGAAAGTTCAGGGAGCTGTTGCGAACATGACTACGACAAAGTGTCAACTACCGAATCTAATCAATCAAAATCCGATGAAGGTCCAGTTTCAAGCGAGTGACATTATGAATTGGGTTCATGTTCATTTTGGGTTAGCGATGCTATATACAAAAGCCGTTTTAGAAGGTCAGGCTTGGGTTCCTAACCAGGCGTGATATTCTTCCAATGTGAAATCTTGTGGTTCGGAATTTTCATTCATCCTAACAAATAAAACTGGGCCATAAATTGGTTCTTCTTCATTGTCAAATGGTTTTGGCAACTTGTTTCTATTTTCTAATAAATCAAACATAGTTTCTTTACATTTCATTAAAACTACATTACGTTCATAGCACATTCCTATGAACGTTGCTGTTCCTTTAAATATCCTGAAAATTTCTCTTTTTTCTGAAGAAATGTCAAGGTCTATCTCAGACACATTACTGTCTTCTTCAGAAACAATAACTGCTTTTACTGGTTCAAAAGATGTATTATTAAACATAATTTAATTAAAAATAAATATTTTTTTTTAACCAAAAGTAGATTCTCCTGCATAAGTCATGTACATAAAACCGTCATTGTCTTTGGAGCGGTTATATAGACTTTCAATTAACTCCGTCTGAACCGGTAACTTGTTATTAACAAAAATGAAAATAGCTTGGTCTTTATTTAATTTAAGACGTTTTCTTATAATATACATAAACTGACCAACTGTCATTTCTTTTGGAATCAGGTACTTGCATTTGTCCAAAGGTGGTAAACCGGTATTTTGTTTGGCTTCAATTATAACTGGTGCGCGTTCTGGAAATTTTCCGATGATTTTTTGTGATTCTTGTAATCTTTCCTCAAAACTATATTTTTCTCTAAAAGTAGACATAATATAAAAATATATATTAATATTATGTGGGATTTTTTATTGTCGTATTCTCCTACCATCTCCCTCGGAATAATACCTAAAAAATCAACTGATAAAATGCCAAATAATGATAATCGTGATTAGGAAACTTTTTTAATTTATTAACCATCGTATCATCTTTGATGTACCAATTATCTTCGTGATGTGTGAATGCAATATAATGCCCTCCATTTATTGAACCTTGGTGATTTGAAGTTGCGTATAATTTATATTTTTGATCACCAATTTCCAATTGTTCAGAAAAGTCAATTTTTTTTTTTGAATCGTACATTCGAATAGAAAAAACTAAAATAATCGGCATTTTTTCGAAAATTGTTCGAGATGCGGCAACGTTCCAGTTTTTTCCTTCGTTATCTTCATAGTTTTCAATACCTGTCCACTTTTGTGAACTTTTTAAAATATCGCCTATTTTATTTTCATCTGGTTTTGGATTAAGGATTATAATATTAAATATACCTTTTATAACAGATTTGCCTGACTTGTATATAGTTTCCTGTATGTTTACACCGTAAAACAACTTGTGAATCAATTCATTTAAAGATTTGTCAAATATATCTAGTATACAGAGAAAAGCTTCTTGTGAATCGTGTTGCAAATCATTGTCAAATTGTGAATACTTTTGTCTAAATAGTTGTAACAATTTGGCTGGATTAATTGTATTTTTATTTTGATTCCAACTTTCACGAGTAATTTTTTGATATTCCTTTGTAAATTCACATTCACCTGTATATTCATCCATTAAAAAATAATTTGTAAATACAGGTGTATGTAACATACACTGAAGCGCACTATTAAAATAGCAAGTGTTTCCTAAATTAATAAGACCTTTCATTTTTAGTTAAACAATAAAATATTTTATTGTTTAACTAAAAATGGACACAATAATTAATATCATTCAACCTTTGTTTGAAAAGTATCAAAACGAAACAAACGTTGAATTTGAAATGCGGTTAGGAAAGATTAATAATGGGAGATTTGATACAGATGTTGGTGAACAAGTGTTTAATCAAGTCCTAAAAGGTCTCGAAAAATATAAAGAATGGGAACAAGTTGTTAAAACAAACACATCTGTTTATTATAAAGACCAGCTTAGAACAAGTGTGAATGACGATACAGATGATACTATCACAATTATTAAAAAAAAAATTGTAAAAAAGAATCTGAATCTGGAAAACCAATTGTTTGATATGAGGTTTGCGATCTCAAAGGAAATTCCAGTTGAGAGTAATGCCGACGACGAAATGGAGTGTGTTCGAATCAAAAAAAGAATATCGTTTATTCGTAAGAATCTATCAATTGATATGACGGTCGTCACTGGCGACCCTGCTGATATGGACTGTGAAGATGAAGCTCGGTATGAAATAGAATTGGAAATTATTGATCCTACAAAAGTAGGAAATCGTATTACACTTTATAATATCGTCTACAAAGTATTTGATGTATTGAAAATTTATCAAGCCGCCCAATGAAAATCTTTTGTGTCTTTTTCACTGATATGTTGAGAAATTGTATTTTTCATTTCTTTTATTTTTTCAAGTAGGTTTTGGTGTTCCTGACTGTGACTTTCCCACCCTTGTGTCACGTCTGCGTGATTGGCCGGCATTTTCTGCAATCCTTTTTTATACAGGCTTTCTTCTGTTTTCCAATGCTTTTCGCAATTATTATATAACGTATCTAAATTTTTGAATATTTGTCTATGTTCACGATCGAGCGTTCTATTTATTTCTACCGGACGAGAATATCTCCATGCAAATAGAATTGTCATTATAATTATAATATTAATAATGGTCTTTTTTTTAATATTTATCATTTAATAAATAACTTAAGAAAAAAAAAATATGTTTAAAATAAATTTTTTGGTTCTGTTGTGTGTTATTTACATGATAACACAGGAAGTTCTTGTTAATAAAAAAACACAAGGTAAAGTAAACGGTTTTGAAACACAGAATTTCCCGTTAAGTGCTGGACAGTCATTGGGAATATTTAAAGAACTACAGTCTCAAGGAGTTTCGGATGAAACTTTAATGAAATTTGCAACAATGGAAGATCAATTTCTGGAATATGAAAAAGACTCAGTGTGTCGAGGAATTATCAGGACACAACAAGCCATCCAACTTTCTCAACAAATTAAAGAAACTTTTCCAGGATATAAATTTTCATATCATGATATTCACATAAAACAAATTTCAGAACCAGGAAAATTAATAAACAGAAATTTAAAATGTTTTTAAAAAAAAAAAATGTTTTTGTTATTTTAAAAAAAAAACACACAAAATGGTTCAATTATTAACAGACGAACACTTTGTCGAAGGTCTTCTTGGTGGTCTTGGTGGGATGTTGGCTATACAAGTAAAACAACTTATGCCAAACGTCAACGTTTATTTGTTGACTGTTCTAGGTTTCATGTCAGTCTTATTTACTCGCATGATTGGATTGAGTTTGTATAGAGAACACAAAAAATTAAAGGGACGCGGAGTGTCAAGTCTCAATGTAAACGTTCCACCTGGTGTAGTAGCCATTGCTCTTTTGGCACCTCTTTTGTATTTTCTAAGACCACCAGCACTATTGAATAATCTTAATTCAACAGGTACTATGGTATGGGTTTGTGTATTGTTGAGTCTTGGTTTATCTATATTTCTTCAACGTTAAGTCCTGAAGATGCGGGTATATACAGATTACCACCAAATTGTTTTTGATGCTTGACCCACAATTGTTTACTTTTTTCAATTTGGTTTTTAGTTTGTAATTTTCCATTTAATGCGACTAGTTTTACAAAATCAACGAATTTTTGTACGACTTGATTTGTTATTTTTATACTGTTGTTTCCAACAAGTCTACGTAAATCATTTTTCGCACTTACATTGAATAGATTCTGTTCAATATACTGTTTTTTCCACGTACTGACAGTTTTCTTTTTGAAACTATCAATACTTGCCTTTGTCATGTTTATTTTACCAGTCTTGATTGCATCATTTATCAGTACTAACATGTATTTCGATTGTTGTTGTAATGTTGTCGGTCGTATTCGGTTTCCATATTGTTTCATGAAAGTGACTCCATATAATTTCGGAAGTTCACCAAGTATTATATTTGTTGTGAGACCCAAACTATTTATTTTCTTTTTGACGGCGTTATTCTTTTGTTTCTGGAGAGCTGCTGCGTTTTTATTCTTTTGTTTCTGAAGAGCTGCTGCGTTTTTATTCTTTTGTTTCTGTTGTTCCGTCTTGATTTTCTTTTCAAATTCTAAACATATTTTTTCTTTGCTCATTGTCGAGTTTGTGACAATCCCAAAACGTCTAGCAAATCGCAATAGATCTGGTTTTGAATATGTTTGACACAGTCTCCTACCTAAACGCAAGGTTTTACCTTGTCCGGTAAGAACGTACACTTTTCCACCTACATCTGTAAAACTAACAACAACAACTTTGTTATTTGATGATTTTTTTGCGTGTTTTTTTATTTCATTGCAAAGTTGTTCTTTTGTCATTTGAGGTCTCAAATATTGGATTTTCATCCGAGTCGCAATTTCATAGAGTTTTTGTTTTGTGTAGCGCATGCATTGTCTTGAATTGATTTTTATACCGAGTTTTGGATCATTCACGACTTTAACATTCGGGACGTTCATGGGCATGTTGTTGTTTTTGTTTCCATTATTTAAATTGATACCAAATAGTGTCCCAACTGAGGTTGGGACTTTTACATTTGCTTTATTATACTGATTTTTAACTTTATTTTTAAGATATTTTGTCGATTTTGGTTTTTTGTAGCAACAGGGATGGCCTTGTGGATTCGGTTTGACATAAAACTTATCTCCACTTAATTTACCTTGTTTTTGGCATTTCCCTTGAAAACTATAAGGAATCGGACATCTTTTTTTAGGACAAGTCGTTCCGCGTCTTTTGATGTTTGGGGCAGGTTGGTTATTTACTCGTTTGACAATTCTACCAACCCCGAATTTGAGTGGATTTATGTTTAAATTTACATCTTGTCCGCGAACCGTTTCTTTATTAATAAATTCGATCGCTTCTTTAAAAGCTTTCAATGGTTCTTTCATTCCTTTTAACTGAACAACCCCAGATGCATCTAATTGTATTTTACAATTTTCCAATTTGAAAGTCGCCCTCGGAGAAAGTTCTTGCTCATACATTCCTTTATATTTCGCATTTGCTTTGGCGATAGTTTTTGTTAAATCAAAAATTGAACCAATTCTAAAAATACCAGCTAAATTGTTGTAATTTATTTTATTGCTTGTGTTTTTTCTGTCTGTTGTGTAATTTTCAAGAATGTATTTTTTTATTATTTCAGGTTGTTCATGAATTTTTTTACTATTATTAGTGTCTTTGATTACAACATCAATAAACCCACCAGAAAACTTAATTGTTCCGTTACTAAACATAGTGACGGAAGCACCGACGGATTTTTTATTTTTGGTGAGTCGCACTTTAAAAACTATCGATCCAGGCTTTTCACCAACTCCTATATTTGAATTTATAAATTCCTTTGAAATTGTCCATATTTTTTTAAACCGAGTTTTGGAATGACCACTCACTTCAACAAGTTTTACAGTATAATCCCCGTACTTTTTAGAATTAAATGATGTCAATGTTGGTATTACCAAGTTCTGTAAATTAACAGTTGTTGGACTAGTTTTTTTTATTGTCCCATTATACAATGTCAAATGTAAATTTGTATATTTTAATTCAAAAGCATTTATCATTTGCTGTATAAAGTCGGCGTTGTTTGACTGCGACGGAGACGGAGACGAAGACGGAGACGGAGACTGAGACGGAGACTGAATTTCCAAAAAATTCAGTTTTAGTCTGTTTCTCGCAGCAGCCGCGGGTCCAATAATTTTTCTCAACTGACCCCATTTCTGTTCAATTTGATTTTGGGACAATTGAACTTTACTAAGTGCTAGGTTTTCGAGTAATTTAAGTGCGGCTGTACCTTTATTATAATTAAATACGCCACGATTACCCAAAAATTGTTTTTGTTTATTTGAAAAAGAATTCAAGAATTTTCTGGATTCGTTTATTTCTTTGTTGATAAATAGAGGATTGACACCCAATTGATCAAGTATTTGTTTTTGTCTATTCACGTTTTCATTATTTAATATCCGAAACACTGCATCACCTACTGCTTGACTTGTCCCTGGTGGTATTTTACCTGATGCTTCAAGTTGAGGAATACCAAGCCGACGTAAAAAAATATCAACTATTTTTTCATTCATTTTTTAATATATTATTAAATATTTAATTATCAGTTGAAATCGAAACACTGTCATCAACTAAATCCATACCAAAAATGAAAGGATGCTTGGAATATGGAATTTCCGCATGAATACGTGTGTCTGAACGCACCTCCAAATTTTTCGAACTGAATGGACCCGCATAAAAATCTGGATTGAATTTGAATCTCCCAAGATTGTTTTCCTGACAATGTTGATTGAATGATTGAACAAACAACTTTTGTGGAACACACAAATCTTTTCCAAACTGAACCTTTTCTGAAGCCAGAAAATTTTGCAAACTGTTTGTGACCATTGCGACTTGTGTCTGGATTTGCATAAAATATTTCGGAACGACATTCCAGATATCTTGATCACTTAGTTTTTGGGCGTATTCCAGATACGCTTTCACACATTTCAGGAGAATTACAGGAAGTTCTTTGTCAAGTTTGTCATCCAGATGCGGATCGGCATCCTGAACCTGCTTCCCGAAGTTCCAAGTGAGAATGCGACGCAAAACACTCCCAGAATTATCTCTCCAGTTTGGAACTTCATTACCACCCAGAATACCTGGTGTATTCCACTCAACAGACTTTGCCTTTTCATGTTTTCTCGCAATGGAAATGTCTTCACCCGACACCAACGACTGGAATTCAGCCTGTTCTAGACAGAGATCGCCTTTTACTTCTGGGGCGATGAACATAAACCCATCATAAATGCTAGAAAGACCGAACTTTTTCTCGACGTTGTTAGAAAGAGTCCTGACATCCTCGGATTCGTAGAATTTCTTGAAAACTTTTGTGATTAAGGTTGACTTACCAGACCGCGCAATACCTTTCAGAAATGGAATGATTTGCCAACTGTCAATATCACCGACATCGAAACACAGTCGCCCACCCATCACATACACCCAATCAGACACTTCCGATTCAAAATTCTGGTAGTCCAGAATGGATTGAAAATGTGGGGTTGGGATCTTGTGCCAATCTTTGTCTTCATCAAAAGTTATAAAGTTCTTGTCGAAATATTTCGAACTCACAATTGTCGGATCGAGGTAGTGAAACTTATCACTTTCATATGGATAAAAATTACACATATATTTCCCAGATGTCGGACACCACTCTTTCCCAACAAAAAGTCCATTATTGAATGACCATACATTGCGATTCTTCTTAATCTCAGGAAACTGCATATCATTACAATCCGCTAAATGCCGAATCGAATCACGCGCTGAACTAGCTTTTGCTGTCAAATTCATCCATACACCAAATCGACTCTCCTTCTGCGCAATTTGATACACAAACTCGGCAATAGTCATAATAGGTTTCCACGCTCGAGTATGATGACCTTCGGTGGTCACGATTTGCTTACAACACTGTTCTTTGTAACGACGGTAATTTTTCGTGTATGTTTCGTTCAATAGAGACAATAACAACTCCTGATAAGATGAAATATTTTCCAAATTCATCGTCGTACAGCGAAATATAGAATTTGAATCTGGATTTACAGGAGCATACGTTGGATGGTTGATTCGTTCATACTGTCGTACATATCGGAAAACAGTTTCGTATGCATCATCAACCATATCAATTAATCGATTGATTCGCACTGATATTTTAAACTCATTGCCGTTTATATCAGTCGAATCATTATCAAAAATTCCAAGACCAGCTTGTGCATGATGGTAATAATCACTTAACTTCTTAATCTTTTTACGATGCTTTTCGGAAACCTGTTCAATATCTATATCAAGGGGATTACCATGATCATCCATCTCATCAGGACGTAAAAATTGCTTGAAACAATTTTGGATCGGAATGTACCTGTCATTCTTTCTATCCAAACACCACTGTGATTCAAAATGACCAATGTGTTGCTCCAACTCTGTAGCATCCAACTCTTTTATGTTTTTAGATGCAAGTTCCAGTTCAATTTCATTATGATTAGTTTGTGAATGTTCTATACAATGAATTTTTGACATTTTATATTTCACAGTTATTATATTTACAACTTTTTTTCTTAATACAATTTTATTTTTTTTCTTTCAAGGAACATGCTATTTTTACCAAAAGTTTATTTGTGGTTGTAAGTTGCCTATCTAACACAGCAGCCACCTTTACCAGGGCTGTACATACATTGTCCCCCTCTTCGGACGTCAATAAAGTACTCAAGAGATTTCCCATGCCAAATTCCATAAAATCCATATCCTCGTCCTCGTCTTCGTCGTCATCAGAATCCAGGACTACTTCCTCTTCCACTTCTTTAGCTTTTTTCCCAGTCATTAATGAAATATATACTGAGAAAATTTCAGTTCAGAATTTTCGCACACGCGCGCGCGGGGCGACTGAAAAATAAAATATTGTCTATACAGTATAACAAAAAAAAAATATGGCTGGTGGTCTTATGCAACTTGTAGCTTACGGTGCCCAAGATGTATATCTTACAGGTAACCCAAAAGTAACTTTCTTTCAGGCGGTGTACAAACGTCACACCAACTTCGCCATGGAGAACATTGAACAAACTGTCAATGGTTCACCGGGTAACAGTGGTCGTCTGTCAGTCACAGTCGCCCGTAATGGTGATCTGATCGGTGACATGTATATCGAACTTGTGGCTGGTACCGTATTTTCTACTGCCGGTAAAGCCGAACTGTCCGGCTGCTGGGTGGCTGAACGTGCCATCAAAGATATTGAGCTGTCCATCGGTGGTCAGCGCATTGACAAACAATACCAACTGTGGTGGCGTCTGTACTCAGAACTGATGATGGACGAGTCCAAGAAAGCCAACTACGCTAAGATGACAACTGATGCCGTCGGTGGTGCTCAGACCGTATATCTGCCTCTGCTGTTCTTCTTCAATCGCAACGCTGGTCTCTACCTGCCACTGATTGCTCTTCAGTACCACGAAGTCCGTCTCGATTTTGACCTGTCAAGCGAGTTTGCTTCATACACAGACGGTTCCACCTTCAAAGTGTGGGGTAACTACGTATACCTCGACACCGAGGAACGCCGCCGCTTCGCCCAGAAAGGTCACGAGTACCTTATTGAGCAAGTACAACACACCGGTACCGACACCGTCGTCTCCGGTGGCACCAAACAGGTCCGCCTGTCCTACAACCACCCAGTCAAGGAACTGGTGTGGGCTTTCAACGACGGTTCGGTCGCCAATGCTGCCGTATGGAACTTTACGTCCAACGCCCAGACCTCAAATGCGGTCGTTCTGGAATCTAATCCATGCTCATATAACATGCTCGCCGCGGCCCAAAATAACATTACCCTGTCCTCAACCACTCTGGCGACCGGTGCACCACAATATGTTGGTGGCTCCCCCAATGATGCGGACAACTCCAATGTCTCACAATGCCAATGGTGCGAAGATGGCACCCCAAGCGTCAGACTCTCAGCTGGTCCTCTCGATACCTTCAAACTCATCCTCAACGGCCAGGACCGCTTCAAAGAACAAAAAGGCAAATACTTCAACCAAATTCAACCATACTACCATCACAGTGGCTGCCCATACCCAGGTATCTACTCCTACTCCTTCGCCCTCAAGCCCGAAGAGCATCAACCCACCGGTACTTGCAACTTCTCCCGCATCGACAACGCCCAGGTACAGGTCACGCTTAAAAGTGCTACTACTGACTGTCAAACCCTCAACATGTTCGCCACCAACTACAATGTTCTGCGCATCCAGTCAGGTATGGGTGGCTTAGCCTTCTCCAACTAAATTAAAAACACTAAAAAAATAAATAAATAAAAAAAAAAAAATATTTTTTAACAAAAAAAAAAATGTTAAAAAATATTTAACAACAAACATGGCACAAGAGAGAAAAAAACAAAACGCCGAAAGGAGAAAACGCGCGCGTGTGAAGCGCGTTTCGCGTAAAGCAATTACTGCGAATGTCCAACGTTTTAATGTGAGTTCTTTAAAAAAAATGCCTAGACCACGTAGGGTATATCTAATAGACAACGACTCTGTAAATTTTATAAATTGTGGGAATAATATAGTCAAAGTGAAAACTCCTGAAACTTCAGGAGTAATAAAAAAGGAATATCTTAATCAGAAATTTGTAAAAAATGCGGGTTTCACAAATGCTCAGAATGATTTAGTTCAATTGTTAATACGAGCAGATATTAGAAATCCGGGTATTTTCTTTGATCCTGCTTCTGGGATGGAAAAGTATGAAAATGGTAAACTTAATAAACTAAGATATAATCCCGGTGATAAGATTTATATTGATTTTGATAGGACTATTACTCAATCAGAAGGAATGTTGGGTACTGTTTCAACTGTGAATGGTGTTTTTAAACAATATATAAATTTTGGATACACTGGAAATAAAAATTTAGATGACATGATTGCTATTTATATGGGAGGTAATGCACGCTGGGTTCGTATTAAACGAATGATTGAGAGAATGATAAATAGTGTAGGACGGTCTAATGTAATTATTCTTACCAATAACCCCAGTGTTGATTTAATAAAAGATTTTATGCGTAGAATGGTTGGTCATAGTGTAATGGTAATTTCTCGTAAAAAATTACCATTGTTTAAAAAACTCACAAAATGTCAAATTATTGAAATTCTAAATCGCAATAATTCAAATCGCAATAAAAAAAATCTGTTGTCAATTTACAACAATTTTGAAGAGAGACTCAGAAAATTAAGGGAACTCACTGGATAAAATCTCCGTACTTATATGTTTTTGTATTGTTTAGAATGTCATTAATTTGTAATGTTTTAAATTTATAATAAGAAATATCACTCGCCTTGATTTTCTGATTATGAAAATTATTTTTAGGACCTGCGCATTTTTTCACTTTGTTGGTAATATTTTTGATTTTGTTTCCATTTTTATCGAAAATTGATGCGAACAAAATCGGCAGTGAAAAATTAATCGATTGTTGTGATGAAGGCGGAGGCCAGCTATATTTATCATTGTTTCTTGAAATGAATGTGTATATTTTCCCGTTGTAGAAATATTTAACTTTTAAAATAAACCTGTCGACATTAGATGGCATTTTTTCGATGATTAAATTTTCGTATATTTGCGGTTTAAAAAATCGCGTGATATCCACCCAGTAATTTGTTGAATACGCACTCCAAAATGTAATTTCATTTTCCCAAAACGTGCTGTCAATGCGTCGGCATCGTTTTGAATTGAATAGTTTGTATTCTAATGACGCCGAAACCACATCATAATTTTTGTATTGGAAAAAAAAATAATTCTTACAAATGGTGAACAAATAAATCAAATTAAAAAATAAATTCATTTTAATTTAATAATGGAAAAAAATTTTTTAAGTATATATAACAATAAAATAGAAGAATATGAAAATTTAATAAAAACAGACCCTAAAAATAATCAAAAACATACGTATGAAATGGCAGAATATATGTTAAAATGTATGCCTTTTATAACACAATATGCAACTCAAGAAACTGATGTTACAATAATGCCCACATTAGAAACCATTTTAAATTCAGACAAACACGAAAAAGTTGGTCTTCAAAAAAAACAGATTTTAATTGATTATTTCAACACAATGGATAGTAAAAAAACATATGATTCTAATAAACCACCGACGAATAAAAAACATAACAACAGGGGTTCATTGCCAGAATTAATTTGTAATAAATGTAATTCAAAAAATATTTATACCGATGAGGAAAAGTCTGATACTATATGCCACGACTGTGGATATTGTGAACATATTAAAATGGAAGGCATTTTGACATATAAAGAAGAACAAGAAGTCCAAAAAGTTTTCGAATATTTTTATAAAAGAGAAAATCACTTTAATGAATGGATAAATCAATTCCAAGCCAGAGAAACAACAAATATTCCTAACGAAGTGATAGAACAATTGAAAGCGGATTTCAAGAAGAACAAGATAAAAGATTTGACCGAAATTACACAAACAAAAGTTAAATCATGTTTGAAAAAATTAAATTATAGTAAATACTATGAACACGTTCCCTACATCACTAATTTATTAAATGGGATAAAACCACCTAAGATGAGTCAAGAGTTGGAAGATAAACTTCGATTGATGTTTCAACAAATCCAAGATCCATTTGATAAAAATTGTCCAAAAAAACGTAAAAATTTTTTGAGTTATTCATATGTATTGTATAAATTTTGCGAACTTTTAAGCGAAGATGTGTATTTACCGTGTTTTCCACTTTTGAAATCAAAAGAAAAACTGCACCAACAAGACGTTATTTGGAGAAAAATTTGCAATGAACTTCAATGGGAATTTATTGCAACGAATTAAAATTCGTAAAATTCACAAATCAATGAACTACTGTCATCACTATGAGGAAAATTAATAAGTAAACCTTTTTGGATTCCTGTTAATTTCATGTAATTTTTAACTTGTGTCTTCATTGCGCAATTTATTGTTCGAACGGCTTTGAGTTCGACAATAAGATTGTTGTCCACAATCAAATCTGCTCGAAGGTTTCCAATTGTATGTTCTTCAAATACAATTGGAATAATTCTTTCTGTTTCATAATTTATATTATTTTTCCTAAGTAAAACCTCCATTGCATTGTGGTAAACACTTTCACTAAAACCAGGCCCGAGTGTTGAATATACTTGTGTAGCAAGTTGTTTAATCATTGAATCTTTCTAGTTTCCAATCTTTATATATAGGCACGATTAGTTTCCAATTTCAAATCTTTCTAGTTTCCAACCTCTATGTATAAAAATAGACTGATTATTGTATCTCATTCTAATATTTTCAAATATTGTGTTTGTATATTCTTTAAGATTTTCAAATATACCTTCAATTTCGGTGAGTTTGGATCGGTCTTGAATAAGTTGTCTAAATAAATCTGAACCGGTATCAACAAACATTCTTAGAATATTATATATATCTCGTTTCTTTTCGAGTGCTTTTTCGCGTTGTTGAATAATTCTTCCGAAATCTTCTTCACTTAACTCATTCATTAGAAATTTTACCCGTAAATCAGAATTGTTCACTTGTTCGGGTATGTTTCTATAATTCCATCGAAGTTCATAGTTTTCAATATGAGAAATAAGCTCATGAATTCTGAAGATTGTAACGTTTCGAGTTTCTCGAACATTGAATGCATTCCTCATCTCATAAAGTGTCGGAAATCCCCCACATGGAATGTCACCTAGGTTTCGTCCAGGGTTAGCCGTTGCGTTATTCCTTTGAAATTCGTAATAATGAGGATTATGAATAATTCCCTGTTCAATTCTCCCTGTGTTCCAGTTATAAACAGTGTGACACGAAGGACACCACATTTGCGAACACCCACTAATTTTGAAATGAATAGTTCCGCATTTGGGACACGGTTTGGAATCCTTCTTCAGAAGTTTCACAGTTGCAACTGCATTTGGATCACACACGTGTTCTTCGTCTTTCTTTTCATTACATTCAGAACAGATGTAATTTTCGCAAATATCGCACTTCCATCTCGTTGATAGAAAGCCTTTACAATCCTCAGTTGGACACTTACGAACAAACTGTTTCTTTTCAACAAGTTCAGGTTGACCCCCTCCACGAAGAAAGTCAATTTCGTTTTGGAGATTTCGGATGTGGTCTCGTTGTCTGGCAAGTTCATCTTGAGCTTCATTGATTAAAATGTTCACTGAACGGATTCTTTTTTCACGAACAACCAAATGTTGGGTTTCGGGTAGTCTACATTTTTCTCTTTCAAGCAAGACATTCTCTCTATGGTTTTTTAGGTCTTTGTTTCTGAATATTTTTGTACAGGAAACATCAACAAATTCACGATTCCATGCGTTCTTACATTTCATACAGTGAGGATCATTCGTACTAGAAAGTAGATATGTTTGAATGCATTTTCTACATGAAACAAAATCACAAAATGGACATGATACTTCTTTGTGATTACGTTTATTAAAATTCTCGCAACAAATTGAACAACTCATTTAAAATATATATATATATATTTATTTTTTTAACTGACTGAAATTTTTTTTTGAGATGTTGAGTTTGATTGGGACACTTTAATTCCAGAATTTTTCAATAAAGATTGTACCTTTAATTTTTCAACTGCAGCCGTTTGGTTGTATTGTGTTTTCACTACAGCTGCTCGTTTTTGTCTTTCTTTTTTAACTGCATTTTCGTATGTCAAAATCTCACTTACTTTTTTACGTTTTAATTTTAGTAAAATATTTAGTCTTCTAGATTGATTGATTTGTTGTTCTCCCTGAAAAAGTTTCTTCACTTGTGCAGTTTCACTGTAGTTGAATTTATCTTGGCTTAAAATTTCTGAAACATTACTCGAATTTGTTTTCTTTAAAATTTGAACTTTTTGAATTGAATTTTTAAGTTTTTCTTCAAAAGTTCGTAATGGTTTATTCATATTTCTAACTTTAGGAACTTGATTTTTTTTAAATCCTGTTTCCTGTCTAAAATTGACAACAGTCGAGTTATATGTTTTTTTTATTTTATTCTTCTGAACTCTATATTTTTTTAAATTTTCAAGTGTTATTTGTTGTTTTTTTAATTCATTGATAAGTGTCTGAATTTCTAACATTAACACTGACGCAATATTTTCATACTTTTTCATTTTTATAATATTTACCTTATATTTTTTGTTGGATATTTCTCATTTCTCTTAAAAGCGCCTGTACATTTCTATTCAAATTGACACGTCGTGACGCGGTTTGTTGGTTAGCAATGACGGTCATATTATTTCTTTTCTTTGTCGCATTTGACTGTGCAACTTTAGTTAACATAGCAACTTGATTAGTGAGATATTTCCGTAATGTAGACAACACATTATCCATATCACGAATACGAGGACAGTTTCTTTGATTTACACATGATTTATATGGATTAAATTTCAAATTTATATTTGTCTTATTTAATCTTTTATTTGCTCCTAAATAAAGGTTATTTATATCAGTCGAATATTCTACTTGAATTTGGTTAATTTGTCCATTAATTTCTCTCATTTGATTTCTAGCATTGGTAATAGTTTGTTGATTAGGAGAAGAACGCAAACTCTGAACTACATTTTTAATTGATGTAAATAAAGTACGAGCTTTTGTATTGTATTTTCCCCCTGTGTTATTTGGTATTTTATTTTGAGCGAGCGCATTTGCGGCTGGAGCGAGTTGAGCGAGTTGAGCGAGTTGCGGCGGTGGAGGCGCTGGAGGAGGCATTGTTGTTATAAAGAAATTTTTTTTTTTTTAAATTTTAGTTTGAAGTCTATAAAGTTCTCTTAAAACATTATTTATTATTCTCGTATTTTTCTGTATTTTTCTTTTTTTGACTTTAATTGTAATTTCTTTTGGATCATGAAATTTTTTTGATTTTAAAACTCGATTAATATTTTGTTTAGTTGGTGCAGCACCTATTTTACTCGCTACTTTGTTTAGGTTTTGTATTTTTGGATTTTTTTTTAAAAGAATTTTGTAATTCTGTAATGTTAAAGGCGATCGTGGATCAACATACCAAATTTTTTCACTGAAATTATTGATACGTGGATCTAAAAAATTCATTTATAATTTAAAAACAATTTAATTTTTTCTTCATAGGTCATCCCAAAATTATAAATATTTATGTTTTTTAAATTAATATTAAAACAATGTTCAAATTTGTATTCTATCCTATTATTTAAAATCTGATTTAATAAAAGTTGAATAAATAATTTTACTTTTGTAATTTTTTCATAGTTGTTATAAGTATTAGAGATTTTGACTACCAAAATCTCGTCTGGGTTTTTATTTAAAAAAGCCAAACCTGGGATTTCTTCAAGAGTCCCTCCGTCAATATAATGGAAATCGTTATACTCAAACGCCGAAAAAATAAATGGAATGGAAATAGACATACAGATTGCGTCAGCTACAAGCATATGCGGGTGAGAATCAACCGAAAAATATTCGGTTGATGATTTGTTTACGCAATACGCTGAAATGTGAAATTTTTTTTTTGTTTTTTCAAAAAGTTCTAAAAATGTAGAGTCCCAATATGTTTTAATAGTTTTTTTAATTTCCTCGTGTCCAACAAAACCAAAGTGTGACAATACATTTTTTAAATTTGGTTTTGTTAATATTGAGACATCAATTTGAAGACATATTTCCAATATGTCTTCTATTGATATATCTAAAATAATTAGTAATCCAATTAAAGAACCAGCAGATGATCCCGAAATTTCTTCAATAGAAGACAAGTCAGATTCAATTGATTTTAATTTTCCTAATATTGAGAATACTCCCATTGCACATGGTCCCAAAATTAAATATTTGAATACCATTTTAATAATACTGAGGAAACGTTTTTCTAAGTAAAGCAAACACAATGGAAAATATCATTGCATGTGATAGAATTGAAACCATACTGGTTTTAGAACTTTGTGATGGTATGGTGAATAGTAACCCTGGACTCAAAATAACAAATAGAATTCCAGAAACAATTAAATCAGTGGGAGTGAGTACAAGTTTCATTGATTTAGCAATGATGCTGTAAATAAGTACAAATACAAGCGCATGAAAAATTACAGATTGGACTGATGTGTGCATTGTGTTTATTTTTAGTGTTTTTGGGAGTTCGAAAATAAGACCTGGACTTAATAAAGCAAACAAAGCAGTCGGTGTGGAAATTTTAGGAGAATTTATATTTAACATTTTATACTATTAACTAGCATTTTTACTTTTGTGCTTTGTTGAATGTTCGTAAATAAAAGTACAAAAATCATCATAATCTGAAAAATTCATGATATCATTATGGATACATGTATCACTTACATAAGAAGTGATAGAATGCCACATATTCAACAAATCGAGAGAGTGCCAAGTCTTCCAATCTTCATAATCGAGTTCTGTGTCATTTGGTAGATTTTCATCATAATTAGTATCATTATTATGATGAGAAGTGACCGTCAGTTCAGCCTCGTTTCTGTATTGTGACCAAACCATGTTTTTGTTTTATTTTATGTATAGCCTGTTCTTTTTAATTTATATTTTTTTATTAACACCTGTAAGACTAATTACACTCGACTGTTTCGTCTCCAGATTATCAACAATACAATTCATTGCTGTTTCTGTTTTAGTTTCATCTCCATTAAAATGTATCAAAAGACCAGATTGAACCCTATCTTTTGTGAGTGTCTCTCTCTTTTTCGAATTACGAAGTGTGACTTTTCCTTTTTTTAGGTTTACATTGTCAATACCTTCTGTCTGCATAAAACCCATTATAAAACTTTTGAGTTCTCTTTCTTTTTGGTTCAAGACCTTTATGTCCTTTCTTGCTTCTACAAGTGTTTTTTTAATATTTACCCACTCTGACATTTTTGTACGAAATTCAGTTGTAATTTCATTTGAACCACCTGATTTGTCTGACGACATTTTTGTTTTATTTAATTATTTAAAACTTTAAGTGCAAATTTTCCGTTGCATAAGATCTGGAACGATGGTGGAGTTATTCCAAGCGTAAGGTTGTTTTGGATTTGGTGGCTCTGAACGTATTTGTTGATTAGCATTTCTGAGAGTACCACCAATGGTTTCTGGCCAACCAATCTGTCCTCTTGGTTCTAAAAAGTTTTGCCCTTTTAAAATGTCATCTGGTGCAAACTGTCCAAAGTCTTCTTTGCTAGCTACCTCACGAGGTAAAAGTGATGCAGCGAGACCCGTCCCAGCATTCATAACACTTAAATTATTTTTGTTCCCATTATTTGATGTGACGGTGGCATAGCCAGTTGTATCAACACCTGAACCAACAATAGCAACAGCAGCGTCAGCAGCTTCGTAACTACTTTTATTAGATGTCAAGTACAACATAACTAAAAATACAGCTACAATAACCAATAGTGAACGGCAGTTTAGTTTCATTTTTTTTTTATAATATAATCAACAATTTTTTTTTTTCACAAAAAATCTTCTTCTTCTTTTTGTGACCCAGACTCAGACTCGTCGTCCTGAAATAAATACTCTGGTTCCTTTGGTTTTTTTACTGGGGGTTTCATTCGTACTTGAAAAATTCTCCATACTGGACAGAAAGTTTTTTTCATAAATAGAATTCCAGAAAACTCCAATATCATATCACATGCTGTATTTTCTGTAATATTTGAATCATCATCAATGAGTTTTTTATCATGTGAAAACACACGTGTTATTTTATTTATTTTTGAAACATTCATGCACCCTGATGTATGGCTTCGCATATACGCGGTTTCGAGAGTCTTTTTCTGTACAGGTTTACCAAACCATTCATTTGAATTGTCTAATGCAGCTGACATATTTTGTTCATCTATATTATCGATTTTTTTAACATCTGCTTCTGTAACACGGATTGTGATATCTTCATTGTTAAAATCTGTTTCAAAATTAATACTTTTCAACTGAACCGTAACCCTACCATCGCCATCACCAAGTACCTTTGAGTAATACCTACCATCTTTAAGTTGTATTGGTTTAGTGTAATGCATTTTATTTTTAGATTATATAGAAAAAATTTCTTTAATTAATTTTAAATAATGACTTGTAAAAAGGGCGCAACATATATCAATAAATACGGTGA